GGGGGGGGGGCATCACCAACTGAAATAACCGATTTTCCCCTAGAAATTTCCGTGGACTCATTTGTATCAAGTCAAACCAAATATTGGGGTAAAGAGGGAAACAGGCGCCTCAAAAGTTTCAGATCATTTGTTTTTAATAACCCCTCTGTGAAGTTGGTAGATGCAGAAGATTTAAGTGAACAAAATTTTACTGCGGGAACTAAAGGCCTCACCCCCCAATCCCTCAATAGATTACTTTTAGATAGACATGCAATTATTAAAAGTAATAATGGTGGTGGTGTTATTGGTTATTTTGTTACACTACAACTACCATTCATAGGTTCTGGTTCTGCCAAAGAATTTCATGATTATATGTTTGTGAAAGATTACGATATTAGCCGTGAAAGACTTCTGAAATCGAAAAAATTTAATTTTTTTGTTTTACGGGAGGGAAAGGGTGAGGATAATTATAGTAATATGAAAATATACCCCGTAGTTGTCGTAGGTAATGGTATTGAAATGGACTATAAATCACCTGAACCTTTCAACTTACCGGACGATGCCCCAGAAATTTTACATTTCAATCTTGATACTCAAATTGGGTTCCGAAAAAAAGATAAAGGATTAAGTACATTAGCCGCACAATGTTTACAAATGACAGAAACAATTCATAGAAAAATTGAGTCAATACAAGGGATGAGAGATCGGGAAATGATGAACGAAGCATTGGATAAATCTCATGATTACCCTACTGGGGGTGCCACTGGATTACCACAAGATGGAGCAACTATTTCGCCTACTTCTAGTATCCCAGCTGAGGAGAGTGATCCACCTGCTATACCTGCTAGACCTGCTAGACCTGCTAGACCTGCAAGACCAGCTAGACCTACGAAATCAGATGTCCCCCAAATACCTCCAAGTCCCGGTGGTGGTGTAACAGTTGATGCTTTAGAAAGGGCAATTGGAGCTAGAGCTAGAGATGATGTTACCGCTGTAACGGATAAAAATATAAGATCAAAAACAAATTTGATGGGACAAAATATTGAAGAAGTACAAAGGATAGCAGGTATGTTTGGGATTGATGGAAGTGGATACACTGATTCTAATAAGAAAGAATTAGTTACAGAAATAATTGATGCTAATAATGGTGGTGAATTATTATATAAAGGACTTGGTGTTGAAGATGCAGAATATGGGGGGGGTAAAGATAAAGTCGCCGATTTAATAGAAAAAGCAATTCTAGGATTAAAGGGAATGGGTTATACTGATATATTTTTAGAAGCTACAAGTAATGAAGAACTAGTAGAGATATACAAATATATTGGATATATCAAAAACATTGAACCTGGTTATGCTTTTGAAGCGGATAAGAATATTGATGAAATAGAAAATATTTATCTCCAATTAATATAAATCTTTTATTTTATTATGACCCGATTTTGTTAAAAATCTAGGATCTATATCCTGAACATCTGGACAATTTGCTATTTTTTCTCTTAAATAACATACAAATGATATTCTTGTGTATTTTTGATATAATCCCGCGGTCCCAACCTCCGGATTATCTTTAAAATCTGATTGAATTGTTTCATTATATTTTTTATCTTCTTCGGTTTCATATAACGGTGTATTTGCATGCCATTGATGGACATCCATAGCACAAAAATCATTATTTCTTAAATTAATACCTACACCAAATTGAGGAAAAACTGTATATCCACCATGATATTTCCCCTGCTCAATTACCGTTAAATTTCCAAATCCTTCTTTAAAATCACCCGCGTCTCTATGCAACGCTGTTCTAAAATTACGATTTATTGTAACTGTCGAAAAACATGTATTTGGTATTTTTAAATGAGGTTTTTCATTTGCTCTATTTAACTGCTTTTCATGTGATTCAGGTATCAATTTTGCAAATAAACTATCTATCTTTTGCAAAAACAGCAACCCATTATTATATTTTTCATAATTTGTCCTAGTAAAATGCGTTAATCTACACGGTAAATTTGTTCCTAAATTTTTATTTTGTTCATAAAATCCAATAGGATTGGATGCTACCTGATTATTTACTTTCATTTTTGAAACACCATTCTGTTTTTTTATTAATTCTAAAATTAATTCATCTTTATTTAATTTTTCTATATTTTTTATATTTATATCTAATTCTTTTTGTATTAAATATAAATCTTCTAAAGATAATTTATCATATTTTTCTTTTAAAATATTGCCATCTGGTGTCAAATAACTTGTTGACCATTTACTAGTTTTTACTAAATTTCTTTTTTTCCAATAATCACTCTCAGGATCTATTTTACCAGCTGATGCCCCCCTCCCCCTACTAGCTTTTGCTAATGTTTTATAAGAATCCCAACCTATTTTAATTAATTTATCATCAATACAATTTTTCCTAAATTTTAATAATAATTGAAGATCTCCATTTTCATCTTTATAATAAACATCGGTGTTTGAATTAACAATGGGATATTTTATATCCGATTCTTCCATCCAATGTCCTTCCCTTTTAGAGATTTCTTCATCAGTAAATATTTTTTTAACTATTAGTTTTTTTGGGCGTCCCATAAGTTCTTTATATTCTTATGAAAGAAAAAAAATTAAAAAAAAACGAGAATAATTTAATATGTGAATTATTATATATGAATATTTATCAAATACCATTACTTACATATTTTATATCATCTATAGTTCTCATAATTTTATTTTTTAAATCATTTAAAAATAAAAAAAAACCATTGTTTTTACCTCAAATATCACAAACTGGTATGAAAAATATTAATATAATTTCATATTTTATTTATTTTATTAGTTTCACAATTATTAGTGCTATTACTGGTTTATTTTATATCAATGAAATACATATTGAAAATAAACCTTATATTACAAAATTAATAATAATATTAGGAATAATTGGTTGTTTATTAAATATATTACAGGGATATATTTCACTTGATATGAATAAAAAATTACATGAATTAACAGCATATGGTGGAATTTTTATTCATTTAATCACACTTAGTATTTATCTATATTATGTCAATATTAAAGATGATAATTCAGATAATTCTGATAAAGAAAATTATCAAAAATATATGGAAATATGCATCCGTTTTGCATGGTTATCAATAATATTATTATTCCCATTATTTATGAGTCGCACCTATTATTATCTTAATAAATCTAAAAGTAAAAATAAGAAATTTTTTACAACATTTTATTATAGTTTAGGTTCATTATCACAAAGAGGATGTATATTCTTTTTATTATTAGCATTATTTATTTATGGATATTATAAAGTCGGTAATAGTAATAAATATTTTATTTCTTTATACAAAGATAAATAAATCCTAAAATAATGATTAATACAGCTAATTTAAACAATTTATCATTCCTTGAATGATTAATATATATATCCATTGCATCATCATATTCTAATATCGGTTTATCTAATTCATAATTCACAGCATTATGAACATCTATCATCCATTTAATTAATGAATCTTTATTCTCTAATCCCGATTCTATCGGATAATCTGCTAAATTTTTTTTAAAATTATTTGAACATTTTTTACACGGTAAAACATTCGCTAATGAATAAAAAAATTTTTTATAATTTTCTTTATCTTGATTTGTTGGATTTTCAGGATAACCAAATGTAACATAATGTAAAAATTTCCAACCATGAGGTCCCCAAACATCGGGTGTAATTGGTTTTGATATTTCAATCATATATTATAAGATATATAAAAATAAAAAATATTTTAAATATGATAAGTTTAAATAAATTATTTAGTTTTAGTTATACTCGGGACTGCTTTCAGTCTTAACCTTGCTCTATTTTTGCCCCTTGCTTTTTGTTGTTCATCTGTAAGTTGTTTATCTGTGTATCCTCTCGGTTCATCCATTTTTAATATATCTCTTTCCGATTCCGGCAAGGAACCTGCATCCACAGGGTTATCATCAATATCATCTAAATTCTCCATGGATCTTGGATCCGCTTGTTTGTGTCTTGGGTTCATTCTTATATTTAATGCACCTCCATAATCTCCTCTATCAAGTTCTCTTTGTACATGCGGATATTTTTTTATTTCTGGTACTGGTATTTCATTCAAATCAAAATCATCCATTTTCCCTTTTGTGGATCTTCTTCTACTAGACCTTCTCCTTGTGGATCTTCTTCTACTAGACCTTCTTTTACTAGATCTTCTTCTTGTACGATTTTGTTTTTTTGTTTTCGGAAGAGCTTCCAACGCTTTCCAATAAGGTGTCCCATTCGATCTTAAAGCTAACTCATGTAAAATATATTTCCCACCCTTTCTTGGACGATAAGTTACCTGAAATCCAACAGGATTATTTAATGTATTATAATGATAAGATGCAGATGGTCTTGACTGATATTTTGCACCACGAACCACTTTTGTTGATTTTGTTGATCTTCTACGATTACTTCTTTTAGAACGCATTATATATATAATAATATATATTTTAATATTGATCATTAATAATTTTTGTTAAAGTATTAGATGATATCTGTATATGATGTTCTAATTCTAATATTTTTATACAATGCGCCTTTTTCATTGTTTTATTAATAATATCATCTTTATATCCTATAATAATTTTTATTTGTTTATCATTAAATTTTTTATTTTTCTTTTTTTCTTCAATAACTTTTTCTTGTTTAATATATTCATAATTTAATTTTATTCCTTCAGATGTTTGAATATAACCGTATATTCTTAAATTTTCATTATGCACTTTATGATGACATGATTCACATAACTGAACTAAATTATGCTTAACATTTTTATGAAAATGATCTATTATATTATTTTCATCAGCAACATTTTGCTCTTTTATATGATGAGTATGCTCTGCTTTTGATAGACATATCATACATTTATCCATCATAATATTTTTATTATAATTTGAAATCTTATTATTTAATAATTTATCTGGTTCATCTGTAATCTCTAATTGGATTTTCCTTGCTAATGAAATAAAATCATTACCCAAATCCATTGCCTTGCATACCTCTAACCCATAAATAGGAGGACCTGATCCCTCAACTAATTTTCTATCATATATTAATAATTCTTTTTCTTGATCATATATAATTTTTAAATGAAATATCTTTAAATTTTCTATATTCCTAATTATCGAAACATCCATCAATTGATGCAAATGTGATGTGAATATAAATGAACATTTTTTATCTGATAATGTCTTCAATCCTGCTGATACAATAGACAATGCAGAAACATTTTCTGTCCCTGAACATAATTCATCACCTAAAATCAATGATTTTTCATTTGATCTTAATAAAATACTTCTTAATTCACTCATTTCAACAGCAAATGATGATTCACCCGTAAAAATATTATCATTATTTAATATTCTTGTAAAAATTTGTGTATATGGATAATACTCAAATGATGAACATGGAACAAAAAATCCAGCTTGAGCCATTATCAATGATAATCCAACACTTTTCATTAATGTAGATTTACCACATGCATTTGTACCAAATAATAAAATACCATCCTCTGTTAATGATACATCATTTGGTACATAAGTCACATCTGTTTTAATTTTTTCTACCAATGGATGTCTCAAATCTTTTGATATAAAATAAGATTTATTATCTTTATCAATGATTTTTGGACAACAATAAACATTTTCTAATGATACCTTCGCGATATTACAATTTATATCCATCAAACCTATTGATTGAACGGATTTTTGAAATGATTCTTTATATTTTTTATACAATATTGAAATGTTTTCTAAATATTTTTCTTTTGTTTTCGCCTGTATTTTCGTTTTAATTAAAATTAATTCATCTGATATATTACTAATAAAATTAAAATCCAAACAATAATTTGCTCCATTCTTTTTTATCTTTATATCTTTTTTATCTATCTTTAAAAAAGTTTTATTTTCATCTTTAAATTCTATCTCTGATTTTATATTTTTTAATCGTTCCATTAATATTTTAGATCTATTTTGTGTTAAAGATAAAAACCATCCAAATTTATCATTTGAATTAATCTTTATTGTTTCTTTTTTTTTATCAATATAAAATCCCAATTTATCACAGATACATTTTAAATATTTTTGTTTAATTATATAATCATCATTTAATTTATCTATTTCAGGATAAATATCTCTATTAAAAAAATAATTTTCTATCTTATCTAAAGGATATCTCAATTGATTTAAAATAAAAAAATGATTTATATCATCTTTAAATTTATTAATATTTTCAATTAAATTAAAATCAATGAATTCTGGATAATATAATTTTAATTTATCTGTTATTTTAAGATAATATTGATAAGAAATTAATAAATTATTTAATTCATAAGGATGCAAAATATTTAAACTTAATTTACGAATAATTTTTTCTACATCAAATATTTTTTTTAAATATGGCTTACAATGATCATAAAGAAATAAATCATCATGTGTATTTTGAAATTTTTTTATATATTCATAACGATCATTTAATATATTAATATCTAAAATAGGATATAATAATCTTTCTTTACATAATCTACGACCAATCGCTGTATGACAATTATTTAACAATGATAATAATGAACTACATTTATCATTTAATGAATCAACCGATTGATAATTTTTAATTAAATTTAATTGATAAATTGAATTATATGTTAAATTTAAATATTTTTCATTTTCAATAAATATTGGTTTTTTTATTTCTAAAGTATTTTGAATTTTATGTTCATAAATAAATTGTATCATAAAAATAAAAGACATCCTTATTTCTGTTTCTCTTTCTAAATTTAAAAATTCAACTGCAGATAATCCTTCTTTATTTTTATAAATTTTACTTAAAAAATCATTCTGATAAGATGGTTTATAAAATTCTTTTGTTTTATTTGTATTAATATGTATCATTGAATCATTTAATGATAATTCTGCGATTATTTCTTCTTTATTAATATTTATATCTTTTGTATCATAATGTATTAAAATTTCTGATGGTGAATAATAATGAATAAATCTAAATAATTCATCTTTCCATATTTTTTCATCATCTACCGATGATTGTATCTTATGTACATAAGAATTTCCTGTAGTTATATCTATTAATGATACTCCTAATAAATATATCTTTTTTTTTTGAATCATTGATGGATATAATGATAAATAAACTGATAATAAATAATTTGTATCATTTTTATTAAAATGATCTAATGTTGTTGCAGGACTAATTATTTCTACAACATCTCTCTCTGGATTTGGTGATGGTGTTATTTGATCAACTAAAATTATTGTATAATTATTATTTAATAATATATTTTTATATTTAACAAGAGCATGATCAGGGAATCCAGCCATTAAAAAATTATCAAGATTTATTTCTTGAATATTATTATTTCTTTTTGCAACATGAATATTTAAAATATCACATATTTCATTTAAATCTGGTCCTATATGCATTTCATCATTAATAACTGCATATATTTCATAAAACTGACCCACCATCATTAATACAATTGATTTATCATATATTTCTGAATATTTATTATGAAATTTTAAATACTGTTTGAAAATATAACAGAGATCATCTTCATTATATTTTGTTTCCATTGTTTTCTTATATATAATACCGATATTCTTTTTAAATATCTAAAATATAAGGTGATCAAACCAAAATATCAAACCAAAATATCAAATTTAAACCATCAATATATTAATCTAATCAATATATTATGAGTATAGATCCTTATTTACATTTTTCAAATAAACAATATTTATTTGATATTTTAAAAACATCAGAAAATGATACAGAACCATTCGATATTGATATCTATTTAGATGATACAATTAAAGATATCCTTTATAAAATAACTATCAAAAATGAAAATATTTCTGATAATTTTATTTACTTATGGATGAATGATAATAATACAAACTATCCTTTAATTAATTCTTATGATAATATAAATATGAATAATATATTTTTAGAAAATGATTATGATAATCGCTTTGTTACAGAAGATAATACTAAAATTAATAATTCTTATATTAATCAATTAAATATTACATTAGAATCTTTTTTAAAAAATAATAATATTCGAAATAATAAAATTTATTTTTCATTAATCAATGATTATTTATCATCAAATCAATATAAATTATTATCTTCACAAGTAAATAATGAAAAAATATATTATGGTATCATATCTAAATATTTTCCATTATTATCCATGATAGAAGAATTACAAGATTCAAAAAATATTCAATTAAAAAGAAATTCTATAACATATTATTTACATAAACATCAAAAACAAAAAAATTTAATTTATAAAAATTATCAATCATTAAAACATAATTTATATGAAAAAAATAAAATTAAATGGAAACCCGAATTAATTATCATGCAAAATAATCTAAATTTAAATTGTATAAATTTATATCAATTATTTTATTCTTTTCAATTGAAATATGATATACCATGTATAAGAATATTTATTGATTCATATTTAGAATCGTGTATTAAATTAATTAAATCTTCAATTAAATCGGATATTTATCCTCATGAAAATAAATATGTAAATCAAAGATTATTTGAAGGATGGACCAAAAATATTAATTTTGAAAATGGTCTTAATTATCCCACTAATATTGAAAGAACTAATAGTATTTCATTAATCGTTTTTAATGATGAATTAGAATATTATACTACCATGATCATTTATTTAGATGGTACCATTAAATTATGCTTCGAAGACAAAATTAAAGATATTAATTATAATCATCAAATTATCGATGATCTAATCAAAAAATGTAACCGAATTATTGATCAAATTAATCTCGATAATTATTATTCTGAAAATAATACTCATTTTGATAAAGTTATAGATGATTTTACTATTATGAATTGTAAATATACTATAGATATACCACAATATAATGTGAAAAATTTAATTTCAATAATTGAAAAATTTTATACTCAATTTATGATTATTGATGATAAAATTAAAAAAGATGATATTTTACATTTATATTATCTCAAAAAAAGTGATATTTCTAATAAAAAATATATTCAATCATTTATTTCTAAATGTACCAAAAAAAGTTTAGAACCTAGTAAAATTAAAAAATTATTAAAAAATAGATTTTTATTAAATGATAAAAAAACAAATGATGAATATTTATCTTGGGAAAGATTATATTCTGAAAATCAAGTTAAAATGATTAAAGATGAACCTGAATTATCATTATTTATTCAGAAAAAAGTAGATTTAATTGAAATAAAAATTATGGGAATATCTGGTTTTAATGAATTACATCGTTTAATGATTTATATTGAATCATTCTTTAGTATCTATAAAGATAAATTTATTAACAGAAAATTAATAAAGAATATTGATAAATTTATAACAAATGAAAACTTTAAAAAAGAAAAAGATAAATATTTATCATATTTAAATGTAGACAATTTATTTGATGATAAAATATTATCATCTAATGATAGTGATTCAAGTGATGATAGTGATGATAGTGATGATAGTGATGAAAGTGATATAGATAATGAAAGTGATATTTATGATGAATATGATAATGTATCCGAACAAAGCGATTTAGATGATGATTTAGAACATACCGATGAACCTCCACAAAAAGATTCTGATACTGAATCATCTGATAATGAAGAAGATATCGATGATGAACAATCCGATGATGAACAATCTGATGATTCCGATTCAGATATCGGATATGAAAAAATTTCTAGTTCATCACAAAGTGGAGGTGGAGAAGATGATGAATCTAAATTTCCTAATAGTCGCTACTACATTAAAAGATTAGAAAATGCTGATTTAAAATTATTTAAATATGATTCTAAATCTCAAAAAGATAAATATGCAAAAAAATGTCAATCTAGTAACAACACGCAACCACTAGCTCTAACAAGAGAAGAATATGATAATATTAATAAAGAATTAGAAAAATATGATCAACAAATTCAACAAAAAGCATTCTCTATAGCTGGAAGAGATCCCAACATATTATACATATGCCAAGAATACTGGGATCGTAAAAATCAATTAATAATAGAACCTGATGAAGATGAAAATCATCCCATTGAAGAAGAATATATCGGTGATTTAATCTATACCAAAAAAGATACCGACAAAAATAAATTTATTTTACACAGAGATAACGACAAAAATGAAATTAATTTTATACAAAATATACATCCTAATTTATACGCCCTTCCATGCTGTGGCAAAAAAAATAAAAATATATTTAGAGTTGGAGAATATGTAAATGTATTAATCAGTAGTGATGGAGAACCATTATGGATTAAAGATGACCCAAATCCTTCTAAAAGATGGGAACAAAAAAATAAAATTTGGGAAAAGGGAAAAATTATTGAAGGATTATCTATTGATGATACCTATCTTATCGATGTTGGAGGGACTGTTAATGAATATCATATTAGTATGGTTGATAAATATAATGATACAGGTAAATTATCTTTATCTTTTCCTTTATCTCAAGGATCCAACGGTTATGTTAGTAATTTATTAAAAAATATTTTTTATATTAGAGATAATTGTCCTAATTTTATTCAAAAAAATATGAATGGATTTTTTAGAATTGGGGTTCAACAAAATTCTGAATCATTATTATCATGCATACTTCTACAAATAAACCGTTTTAATCGATCTAATGTATCTCTTGATGATTTTAAAAAATCCATTATTAAAGATCTTAAAAAAATAAATATATATAAAATTGGTGGTGGAAATTTTGTTCACTCTTTTTGTTCTAGCAATTATTTCTCTGATAAATATTCATTAAGAGATTTCTTAAAATATGAAAAATCACCTCTTAAAGAAAAATTACTTGAAGATAAAAAAAATTTTAAAAAATTAGATGATAGTGAATTATTAGATTATCTTCATAATTTATCTCAAAAACAACAAAATATTATTAATAATGAATTTATAAAAAAAAGTACTATCACAAACTTTAAAAATTATCTCAATAGCAAGGAATTTAAAAATGAAAAAATTATAATTTCATTATTTAATGAAATCAGCATTTATGAAAATAATATCACATTAGGTAAACACATAAATAATCTTAATATTATCATCCTTGAAGAAAAACTAGAAAAAGTTATAATATCTGATCCATTTCACGAATATAACTTTGATGAAGATTCTATGTTCTCTATAATCTATAAAAGAGAAGATAAATTTGAACCTTTAATATATAATTATAATAATATTAAAATACCTTTATTAAGATATATACAAGACGAAAAAATAGAATTATCTAAAGATATTATTTATCAAAATACAATTGGTAAAGTTATCAAAAAAATAGATCCCGAAGAATATCTCATCCAAATCAAAGATACAAAAGAAGAAATTATTATTAATCAATCTGAAATTATCTTATTCGATCAATCAGAAATCATTAATATTATTATCAATAACATAAATTATAAAAAATATATATTTAAAGATGAACAATTACCCAGTAGAATATTAATTGAAATTATGAAACAATTAAAATTTATATTTAGAAATAAAAAATCATTTTTTGATAATTATTATAAAATTTCTCATCTTACATTTATGAATAAGAAAAATAGTATCATTTTACCTATCAAACCCGATAATATCATTGATTATGATTACAAACATATACAATATTTACCTAAACAATCTCTTAGTGATATACTAAATATATTACATAACATTGATATTATTATTACATCTGAAGATAAATATTCTAATTATTATAATACATTTTTAACTGGTGAAGAAATTATATTAACTCAAAATTATAAAATGAAATATCTATATTTTAAAAATGGTTCTTTTATTAAATTAAATGATGAAAAATATGATTTTAAGAAATATAAAATTAATTATCTTGAAAATAATAGCTTAATTTCTTTAATTGAAAATAAAATTATTGAACAAAACAAAATTTGTCCATTTAATGATTATATATCAAATTATGATATCTCAATGAATAAAGAATATGATTTATTTACCAATTTATATCTCCAATGCAGAAATAATAAAGAAACTTTAGATAATATATCAAAAATTAAAAATCATCCCATAAAATTAAGCATCCACAAAAGAGAAGAAATATTATTTGAAATTGAAAATTTAATAAAAAAAATGAAAAAAAAAAGAAATATTAATATTAAATTAATTCAAAAAAATCCAGATGATAATAAACTTAGATTAGAAACATATAATATTAATTTAACTCTGAAAAAAATAAAAATAAATGATCCTAAATTATTAAAAAAATTTGTAGAAAATATTTATCTTAATAATATTGAAGATCTTGATAAATTATTTATTTATAATTATTTATCACTAAATAAAATTAATAAAGAATCTGATAATGAATATGTTTTCTCTCAAAAACAAATATTAAATAATGAACATATTCGTGTCTTTCTAAATTATAGCTTATATTTAAGAAATATTTCTTATTATAATATTCATAATCCTAATCTTAACTTTACATTGTTAAATCTTAAAGAAAATAATAATTTAGTATCTTTTTATACAAATTATCCTATTATTATTAAATCATATTTTGGTGAAATTAAAATTTATAAATTATTTACTGATTCCATCAATGATTTTAAAATTATTGATTATGCATTAGAAGATCCCAATAATAAAGACGAAATTATCAAAAATAAATTAATACAAAAAATTGAATTAAATCCTGAAATTATCAATGAATATAATCACTGGCAAAATAAAAATTATCTATCCGAAAAAGAACTTATCAATGATATTAACAATACCAATTATAATATTACATATAATGATCTATATATTATATCTGAATTATTATCTGATATCGAAAATGATCACAAATTTGGTTTTTGCTTATTTACAAACCAATATTCTTATAATCCTAAAAAATATGAATTATTTATTATCATCAACGAAGAAGTATTAAAAGGTCCTTTAAATAATATTGAATTAATATGTTTATATCAAGATATCAATAATGATGACAATCGAATTAAAAATATTTTATTTCCTAATAAAAAAAGAAAAACTACATTAGAAAATTTATATTTAAAACCTAAATTTAAAAAAATATGGGATGAAGAATATAATCTCGAATTAAATTAAAATTATTAAATTTTTAAATAATACAAGTTTATATGATCCCCATGAAATGTTACTATATTTAAATGATATGATATTTTGTGTCAATAAAAGTAACGGTAAAATAACTGAAAAAGGTAAAATAATATGTATCGATAATGACATCACAACAATAATACAACAAAAAAATAATGTAAATATCAATTCAAATGATTATTATATTTTTGTTAAAAATAAAAAAAATAAAAAAAATTATCGTGAATTTTTTAAAGAATTACTTAAACAATTATAATTAATTTATATTAAATGATTTATATTATACCTTTATTTCTTGGTTTTGTTATGAACATCATGTCTTCCATATATGTCCGCAATAGAGCAGAAAAATTATTAAAAGATCCATATATCCCTCTACCGGATATAATCCACGATACTTTCCCCAAAATACCAATTTTAATACCCGATTATTTCCTTTTATTCTGTTTTTGTTTATCAATATTTCATCATTCTTCTTTAATTCATATAGAGAAAAATATACTATGTATTGGGATATGTACGATAATGAGATCATTTTCCGTGATTATGACAACCATGCCCACATGTATGCCGATACCTAAAAAAACCGAAAACATATATATAAAACTATTCCATTCTCCGCATGATTTAATGTTTAGTGGTCATAGTTTATTTTTCATTGCTTTTGCGAATATGATGAATTTATATTTTGTAAAAATAGTAGGACCCCTTCTTCTTATAATTTCAAGGCAACATTATACAATAGATATTTTTGGTTCTCATTTGGTTTACTATTTTGTTTACACGAATTTATATTAAATGATAATTTTACTTTAGATAAAAATAATATTCAATATAGCCGATATTTTGGTTGTGGTACAGACAATCTAATCATCATTATACTTATGTTTATAACCATTTCAAATACTAATAAATCTGATAAATCTGAATAAATATTTATTTTCTCATTAAAGGATGTGATTGTGATAATTTTTGAATTATTTCTTCATATTGCAATATTTTTTTATCCTTTTCTCTAGATTGAATAGATAATTCTTTTAAATTATATCTACTTTGTTGCAATAACTCCTCATATTCTTGATTTGTATCTATTAATTGCTTTCTATGTATCTCTATATTTTTTAATTGAGCTGTTAATTTTTCAATTATTGATTGCTGAAAATTTATTGTATCATTTAATTCTTCTACTATTTTATCACACTTTTCTTCTATTTTTTCTGGTATGAAAAAACGACTTTCATATTTTATTGATCCATCCTTATTACGAAAACATATAGGTACCGACCATGTCCTATTATTATTTTTTAATAATAAACAATCATTCCCATATGTTAAAAAATTACCTCCTGTATAAAATGATTCTTGATCATTTTTTAATGTTATATATTTAACATGACATTTTTTTTCAAATTCATGTGGCATTTTTATCTCTATGAAATTATTTAATTCTTCACGAATAATAGAAATATCTTTTATCATGATATTATTTATAGAAATAATAGATTTAATTATTTAAATAATATTATATGGAACCATTATCACCATTATTAAAAATTTATTGTAATAATCATGAAACCTTATTTAATTTTTTACCCGATAAAACTACCAAATATTTAAACAATACATCTTTATATAATCCAAATGATATGCTATTATATTTAAATGATATGATCTTTTGTATCAGTAAAAATACCGGAAAAATAAAACAAAAAGGTAAAATTATTTCTATCCAAAATGATATGATAACAATTATTCAACAAAATAATAATATAAATATTAATTCTAATGATTTTTATATCTTTGTCAAAAATAAAAAAAATAAAAAAAATGATAGAGAATTCTTTAAAGAATTACTCAAACAAATAAATTAATCTATTTTTCTCCATATAATATCTATACCCTCCTCTGATAAAATATAAGGAATATATATAAAAGGTATAAAAATACTCGCTAAAATAGATTTAAATGTTGGTCCCTTATTTACCTTCAGTGCCAAATATAATGAAATCATAAACAAAATACCAAAACCACGAATATTAATATTAATTAAACTTATATCATTTTTTCCCATTTATTTTATATATATATATATAAAATAAATGGGGAAACATCCACCAGCAAAAGATCAAATATTATACATATTTTCTTCTTCAGAATTATTAATATTTTATTTAACTGTGTTTTATACTTTCTTTAATTTGAATATCTATTCAGCTATTCTAATATTTTTTATTATCATGAAAACAGTTATCCTACACCCAATTAAAAAATATATGGGATCCTCTAATTTTGGTAAAAGACCCAGCAAAGCTTTCAACTGCAATATGATGAATTGTGGAGGTAAACCCGCTTCAGGTGGATTCCCAAGTGGTCATATGATGATTCTCGGTATGCTATCCCTTATTGTTTATAATCTTTATAACAAAAAACAAAATAAAAATTCTATCATCATTTATATTATCCTTATTATTACTACATTTATTGGTCGGATATTTACTTATTGTCACACTCCCTTACAATGCATTTCCGGTCTATTAATAGGCATGTTAGTTGGTTTCATTCTCTATTTTGTCGATAATGCAATAGAAGATCACCTACCCATTGATATCTACAAAAAACACAAAGAAGAATTTTATAATGATTTAGATTCATTCACAAACTAATTTAAAAATATTTATTATATTTAATAACAAATTAATGTATCTTGTCTATATTCTTAAATCTAATAACAAAACTTATATAGGAATGACCAATGATTTTTTTAAAAGATGGAGACAACATAATAAAGAAATTAAAGGTGGTGCCAAATATACAACCCGAAATGGGAAAGATTGGTATCCTATCCTTATTATCGATGGATTCAAAAATATGCAAGAAGCTTGCCAATGCGAATGGAAATTAAAACACAATAAAAAATTTAAAGGACCTCATAAAAGAATTCTTTATTCTTATATGATGTTACAAAATGATAAATGGACCAAAAATAGCCCCATAATTAAAGATCAAAATTTAACAATTTATATTGATGATGATTACAAAAATATCTATCAAAATTTTCCAACAAAACAATTATACTGGAAATATTAAGATTCACAATCATATTATCGATTGAACGATACTTCTTTCTATGCCATCGAAATGAATAAGTAAGTAACTCTTTTTATCGGTAAAGAAATTTGGAAGATATCCATACTAAATAATAATATCATTTTAATAAATATAAGGTTATATTATATAATTATGGCAGGTGGTATATTTGTTGATCAACCCTTTCATCCAAATCCTAAATGTTTATTATTTTCTACAATAACGATGATGATGTATTGGTTTTCATCAGTTACTAAAAATGTTTTCTTATTACCTGTTATTTTCGTAATATCATATGTGGCAATGGCATGGTATGATTACAAGTATAATTGTGACATAATGTATTCAGGTAATTCACTGGGACCAAATACAATCGATGCTATTTTTAAACCACAATATAGAAATAAAGAAAGTGATAAAAAGAATCTATCAAAAAATCAAGAGGAAGAATATTTAAAACGTGTCTATTTATTTCATATAATAGCCGTCTCTCCAATTTTAATATATGTTGGATATTATGGTTCAAAATCAAATAAAAAATTATTTCCGGTTATATTATCATTCGGTTTAATGGCTTTACTATATCACGGATTTAGATTATTTTACCCTCGCATGGGAGGACATCAACATAAATAAATATGTTATATATAAATAAATGAACTTAAAACATTATATAATTCAGTTTTTAATTATGATTGTTGTTGGTGTATTATTCAATCCGATGAATGCTTTAGCATATCGGATCAACGATTTATATTTATCATCAACATTATTTTACGGTGGGATTTTAATGGCTTCAAATATGATATGGGCCCATGAAATAATACACCATTTATCTATGGGTCATTTTAATATGAAAATATTTAGTATAGGTATCCTGATATCGATTTTAACAACGATACTCTTATTAAGGAATCAATTATTTGTAGACGATGAACAATGGTTGAGGAGAATGATAAGTCATCATTCCACTGCTCTCACCACATCTCATATAATTCACGATACGACCAAAAATCCCGCCGTACAACAATTAGCTAGCGAGATAATAGAAACACAAGAAAGAGAAATACTATTAATGAAATCAATGATATAAATAAGTTAATAAAAAAAATAATAAGAACATCTTTATTTACTTTTACCATAGGCCTCTTTGTGACAATTAATTTATATATTTATCTTCAAAAGATAATCATTAAGATCCATTCATGAAATTCCCCTTCAATTTCTTTGAAATACCGCTATTAATCATTAGTTTCACTGTTTCTGTTGGTGTGTTTTTAATTGTTCCTTTTGATTTTGCATCTTCTTCCATGATATCATGAGCCAATGTTAGAAGATTCCCACAATATCCATGACAATGAATATTCATAATTGAACACACATCTTCCAAATGAAACGAAAATCTAATATCATTCTTTGCCGCCTCCAATACTTTAGCGATCCTTCCATCAATCAATCCTCTAAATGAATCCCTACAACTCTCACTAATATCTTCCTCCAAAACTTGTGTCGAATGATCCGTTCCATCAGAGAGATGAACCATCTTATTCTGAATCAAATGCCACCTCACCGAATATGGCATATCTGTATATCCATCTATCAACTTCAAAATACCCCTCACTAATCCTTGCTCCATCTCACTAATCAACCATCCATGCTCTAATGAATCCATCGTAACAGCATTACAAATCCTTATAGGACTGTTCTTCTTTGGAACCGCAATCAAATGTACCAATGACATCAATGCCCTCATCCCACCCAATGAATATTTCACTGGATTCGCACCATTAAATGTATCATAATCCTTATACCCACCCGGAATGATAATATTGAAATGTTCCGTCTCTGTAATCAATGTTCCACCATCTTCCATCTTCTTTCCCGTCTCTAAAACCTCAAACAATGTCTTACCATTTGGCAAGACACCCTTGGGAACACCCCCATCACTCATCCTGATCTCATCGGATTCTTTTTTCTCCCATTTCATAAATGCCCCCGCCCTCTCCTTATCATTGTAAAATGATTCATACGTATCAACAGTCTTTGAATTGTTAAACATCTTGTTTTGTATCTCTTGTATTTTTTTGTATTTTTTGTATCTTTTGTATTTTTTGTATCTTTGTATTTTATATTTAATATAGTCATTTATCCAAAATCAAATTTGATATTTTTTAAAGATATCATATTTAAAAATTAATATCATATCATGTCAGAAAATCTATATGAAAGAGCATCACAAATCGCAAAAAATGGAATAAAAAAAAATGGAAGGTATCCCTTAGATACAGCAGGGATGGATACCGATGATGAAGAATGGATTGATGAAAATCCACAATATAAAGATCACATTGAAGATATTTACAAAGAATTAATTAAAGAAAAACAAAAAAAAATTGATCCTCACAAAAGATCTAAGAAAATAGCTGAGGGTTGCATAGAAGTAAATAAAATTCCCTTTGATCCTGGATCTATGGATACCGATGATGAAGAATGGATTGATGAAAATCCACAATATATTGATTATATACAAAAGATCTATAAACAATTAAAAAATTAATATCCTCAAAATTTGATTTTTATTCTAAAATTATTATAAAATAATTGTAATGGCTCGTACCAAACAAATAAATCCTTCCCCTTTCAAAGCTCAAAAATCACTTCAAACAATGAAAGATTCAGATGGTACTCTTTGGATTGAAACAAAACCTGGTAATTGGGAACTCTATGTTGTATGGAAAGAGAGAATGGATACTATGAAAGATAATTTAGAAAAATCTTTCAATTCTATGAAAAGAAAAGAACTTCAATCTTTAGCAAAATCAAGAGGTATTTCTACTAATAAAAAATCATGTGAAATTATTGAATCCCTTATCTGTTATTCTCTCCCTGAAAACTATTCATCTATATCCTCTAAAATTTGATATTTTTAAAAGGTATCTTATTTAAAAAAATAATATGAATCATTATTTCATATTATTCATCATTTCTTATCTATTCTTCTATTATATACAAATACATTATCCCGTTTTATTTCACATCCTTTTAATAATATTTTAAGATCTTTCAACACAAATTATACACAATTCTAAACCATCTTCACGAACATAAATAGGATATTTATTATATTTTTTTTGTTCCCATTCACTTTCTGATTCATAAAACATTCTACAATATACATTCTTACATACAGAATTATGGTTCTCTAATTTTAATTTATATACATTATTTTGTTTTTTTATCTTTTCAGATGCCCATCCATACAACCATGGATCACTATATCCTCTATTTCTACACCATTCATTTAATACTCGATTATAATTTTTCTTATGGTCTTCTAATCCATCTCTACCAATCATTTTTTTTAAAATAATAGATCTATCATTATTATTTGTATTTTTATTATCTTTATTTATATAATTTGAACAACAACTACTACATAAACCACAATCTCCTGAAAAACATTCAACAGAGTTTTTGAATTTATTCATTTAATAAGTATATTATATAATTATTATATTATAACATCAAATTTTTAAATTAAAATTTATATTTTAAAAATATTGTTGGATTAGGTATTGACAACATTGAAGATGTCTTTATGCCATTCTGTGATGGGGATCTCATATTTGAATTAACCAATAATCGTAATTAATGGTTGACCAAGATAATCATCACAATCATCATCATAATCATTCTCCACTAAATCATGATCATATTTTAACAATAAATATGGATATTCATCATTACGCCATTCATTAAATAACATAAAATCATAAACGGCTTCATCATATTCCTCTTTGCGAACGTTAGAATATTTCATATATTTATTTAGACATTTTATCTTTTCACTTACTAATTGATTCTTTTTTACTGATATACCATTATCTAAACCTTCAATTTTCTTCATAAAACCCTCTCTAAAATATAATATATTTCTTAAATTCTCACCACTATTTTCCCATTCACTATTTATAAATGGTATCGGACAAGTTATCGGTACCATTGGTGACATCATGCAATATAACCCCTTTTCTTTTAATTCTTTTGTCTTTTTCCATCTATCTTCTTTTGTTACTCTCAATGAACAATGAAATTCTCTTGATTCTTTTTCTACATATTTTTCCCTCTTTTTATATGCTATATTTGAAAAATATCTAACCAATTCAGGATCTTTTAAATAATTTATCACACCAAGACACAAGGATTCTTTCCATGTGAAAACCATTTTCTTTTATTTTTATATAATAAAAATTTCAAATTTTTAAATTATTTTTTTATATGAAATACTATAATGATAAGAATATCTAAAAATCGTAAAAGATCTAACACTCGTAGAAGATATAACACTCGTAGAAGATATAACACTCGCAGAAGATATAACACTCGCAGAAGATCTAACACCCGTAGAAGATCTAATACCCGCAGAAGATCTAATACCCGCAGAAGATCTAATACCCGCAGAAGATCTAATACCCGCAGAAGATCTAATACCCGTAGAAGGAAAGGAAAAAAAGGACAGTCTCTACAACCACCCGAAACATTAGAAGAAACTCGAGAACTTGCAGGTTCTGTTTCTAAATTACCAGTGACAGAAAAACAATCCGAATTACTATATCGTAAATCCATGCCAGGTATTGTTGGTCAAGGTACAGAGATGAGGACAGCAGATGTCAAACCAGTAAAACCAACCGCGGTTTTAAGTGGCATGCATGGTGCGAGGGGTATAAGTAGTCTATCTGAAATAAGTAAAGACCGAGGGGATATAGATCTAGATTATCAAAACCCTATGCAAGGATCACCCCCTTCGCAAGGATCACTCCCTCCACCTATTGCATCCTCAGATTCTTCAGGGACCGCATCCTCATATTCTTCAGGGGCCGCATTTTCAGTTAATCCATTTTCTAAGGATGCTTTTCGGTCTATGGAAGATCATGTGAAAGACGCCCATTCAGATCCCCCTCCTATTAAAAAGACTGAGAGTGGTATTTCTAAGAAGACTCGCCCTAAGAAGACTCGTCCTAAGAAGACTCGTCAAGGAAATTATGATGAAACAATGACTTTAGAAAATTTTTTAGAAAAATGTGATGAAGGAAATAAAAAATGCGAAGCAGGTTTAGAAGAAAGATTAGATCTTGAAACAAGTGATATTTGTATATGTTGTGGAAGTGAAAAAAAACATAAAATTATAAATAGCAATCATTATTTATGCCAGACATGTTATCAACGCATTTATGCAAGAATTAAACCAAGGGGAGGGTCCAAGAAGGATACTGCGCCGACTGAGGATTGAGGATATATAAAATTATTTATTCTTTTCTTCAATTGAATCCCAAACAGCATCTACCTCTGGTGAATCTTCTATTTCCATCATCCTAATAAACCACCTATATTCTGATGGATCATCTTCATCATCATATGCAACATAAACACGAGCATACCTAAATACTCCCCTACGAATAGCAAAATTAGATGTTTTCTTCCATGATTTCATAGTCTTTTTTAATTTCGTTGGATTAGTTTGCTTTATCGCCTTCCCCGTAGTTGAACAAATATAAAAACCATACTCTTTGTTTGGCATTGATTTCCCTGCTAAATCTTTACCTGTGAAAGATTTATAAATCTTTTTTACCTTTTCTAAAGCTTCCTCATCTTCTCCTGGATCAACTGAAACTTGCTTAAGGTCTATCAAACTAGCATATGGCTCCAAAGAATCAAACATCCTCTCTTTCGGTATTTTCTTTGGTTTGATTTTCAGATCACCTATTACCTCACCTCTTGTTCTCAAAGAACCTGACATATCTTTTTCAATTGTATCTATCCTTTTCTCATAATCTAAACAATTTTGAAGAATATCATTTGAATTCACAAATAATTTCGTCTTTTTTATCTTTTTTATATCCTCTTCACTCCAGGATATATAATTAAACAAGAATCTACATAACTGATACTGAATATCGGGTCTCTCCATATAATGCTCGTGAGAATAAATTACATTATCAAAATTACCTATCCTTGAATTAATAAATGTTACACTCATACCAACACAATGAAAACCACTAATAAATACTGGTCTGTTTGGAAATCTTTTAATACAATTTTCTATTTGTTCTGAAGGTTCATTAAAACTCGACAAACATTCACAAACAATCCCCGATTCACTTGTTCTATACAATTTTGATCCATCCCCATTTATAATTATAACCAGAGCACTACTATATATTTCTATGATAATTTCCATTATATAATAGTGAGTAAGCTTTCTTGAATACCCAGGAACAAAATTATATGAATATCTATCATTCATAATACCAACATCTTCCAAAGATACCAATACGTTTTTAACATGAGAAAGCATTTTCAACTCATTTCCAATATCAAATGGAGGACTCTCTTGATACCAATTCAACATCCTACCTCTTTGTTTATCATTTCCCCATCTTGAAAGAAAATCCATGGGAATTACAGGAGAAACACTGTTATTAACAACCGAATGAACACTATGATAACAATCTTTAACACCAAAATATTTATCTGATTTCACAATTTTGAATTGTGACTCTATATCTACTATATAAATGTTCTTGAATAGACTATCTGTTATAAGAGGTGAAGATTCATCTGACCATATAGAAAATGGTGTAGCACTATACATATATATTCTCTCAGTAACACTCATCTGATTCATCTCAACGATCTTATCCTTATACGATGGAACATATGCATGTGCTTCATCAATATGTATCACAACCGATTTCCTTATCCTTTGAGAATCATCTATCTCTTCTAACAAATCCAAAATACATTGATCAAACCTTTTGTGATGTGCACACATAATCACAACATTTGAACCATTCCTCAAATGCTTTTTAACACCATTTACATCTTTTGCATGAAGATAATCTGGATTATCATCTTTCTTTCTCCCTCTTGAATTGAATACGCAGATATTACGACCAAATCTTGCCTTTGCTCTCTCAAAGAACTGGAGATTTGACTTGATTGTATTCATCGTAATAATCAAATGATATGATTCTGGTGAAGAATTAATATTCTCCAAACATATAAATGTCTTCCCCTCCTGTGGTTTGCGAATAATCGCACACAGATATTTTTCCATATTTACCGTTTCACTATATTGCATTTTTACTTCAAAATAAAAAAATTTTATCAAATTGCAAACGAATTTATCTAAACAACTACATTACATCTACATTACATCTTCATCATCAGATGATCCAGATTCGGATGATGGTTCAAGAATCTAAATATAAGAAATCCCATGAATTATTATTTACCCTATATCTATCCCAAATTGAATACATAATATCATCAATCATCTTATCCCTTTTCGCTTTTTCTTCCCAATACTTTTCATTCAATTCATCTGCGATCCCATCACATTCACATTCATCAACAAATACATGATTCAAATCAATATGATTTGCCACCTTACTCAATCTCTTATTCCATCTCTTTGACTTTGTTGGATATTTTTTATTTTTCACTGGGATCCTCCTCTTCCTTTTGAATTTTTTCTCACCCTTATTTTTATTATGTTCTTTGTGTGTTTCATCTATATCCCCCCTGAATGCCCTTTCCCCAACGATCTCTTCTTTATCATCCAAAAATATCAATCGAACCATAACCTCAGAATCCCATTTCAAGGATTTGTCCAATTCAACACCATCCATCAAACGATCCATGTACCTCAAACCATCTCTACGATGCTTCACAACACCATCTTCAACCCTGAAATTCGATGAATCAGCAAATCCCATCATCATCTCCCTTGACTACAAAGTCGGACTTCTCGTAAATATAGATGATCGCACTACAACCACACCAAAATGCACTTTACAATGCCACTAGATGTATCCGTTTTTATACTGTTAAAGATATTTGTTTTATTGGATTTATCATAAAAAATTTATCAAATTTTCTATAGAATATATCTTATATTCGGTACAGTTGAAAATATAATGTGATGTAATCCTCTCTTTTTCAATTCCTCTATTTTTTATATCTTTCTTCTCTCGTTAATCTCAGAGAACAATGGAAATCTCTCGATTCATTTTCAACATATTTAATCATTTATGGGTGTGACCACTGTACTTCACCTTTTTCTAAGTTTTTATACATGTATAAGCCATTGTATTCTTCACTCCCCCATCTTGACCAACCCTCAGGTAGTTTTTTTTTCTTTTGTCTATTCACCTCTTGACCGATATATCTATGGCGAACACCATCATCGTCAATAAAAGGATGAGTACCCAGCAATGGTAATTTCCAAATATTAAGAATAACATTTAGTTCATGGATAGTCATAACTAGACCCTCTGTGTTTAGAGGATGGAGTTCATCGTATATTTCGTAAGGATCTGTTCCCCACTCACCAGGAGCATGCGGACTGTCCCCTGCCATGGATAATTCATCAAAATATCCGTTATTCGGATACTTTATTTTTTCTTCTTCTGGTGTATACCAGTGACTGTTACACTCGAAAAGAGTGTGTTCCTTACCATTTTTATCTACAACTTTCTTCTGTGCTCTATTGGGCATATGTTGGGGGTCATATTTAATATTCCACAGATATGAGAAATCTCCATTTGGAATATCTACTTTTGATATAAACGCACCTGTGTATAATTTGTAAAAATTGGTCTTCGCTTCTTCAACACCTTCCCCACCTTCTTCAAATATAGCACGCGTTGTTTTACCCGTATGTCCATTGTTCTCTTTGAGTTTTCCCAATAATATATCCTTATCTAACTTGGCGAATCTCTTACTGAGTTTCGCCAACTCTTTCTCCAGATGAGCTTCCGTCAAGTTCTTGCCGGGTCCAATGAGAGATGAAGACATCCTGTATTCTTATCTGTTTTGCTTTATTTGCAAGACAAATGTTAAATCAAATTTTTGGACAAATTTTTTTTGCGAGTTCATAAAAAATTTTTATCTTGAAAAATAATAACGGATAAACATATTTATACTGATTCAAACGCATCTTTTAGTTTCCTTGTAATAGTCAAATAATCACCTTCTGGCATATTCCATCCAGATTGTTTTTCTTCAATCAATGATAATAGTTCTGTAAGATGAACTTTTGTTGGATTGAGAGGTGCGTGGACTGATGGCCTTTGATTATCAGGTGGTGGAGAGGGAGGTGAAGGTGGTGATTGCGGTGAAGGTGGTGATTGCGGTGAAGGTGGTGATTGCGGTGAAGGTGGTGATTGCGGTGAATATTCTCTCGGTGTATACTTAGGCCAACCTACTCCGAAGTGTCGCCACAGTCGAATCGATCTCCCCCACCACCTACAAATATCACCTCGCGTGATAATATCTTCGGTGTAATATCTGAAGTTCTCTCCTACATATCTTGGATCTGATGGGTCCAACCCTTCGGTGATAAAATACTTACGGAAAATATCAATTTGCCACAGACATCTTTCTTTTGTTACACTACATCCTACCCCATACTCACCATCACGAACATGATACATTTTTTTAGTTTTAGCGATTACAAATGGATCTTCTGATTCTTTTTGTTTCATAATTTTTTTGCACTCTTCAATGTAGAATTGAAGAATCGATTTAACTGTGTCCCATGGTATAATAGCATCTGGTCCATCAAATAATCCACTGTTCACCTGGTGAACCCAATGTTTCAAAATATCACTAAATTCTCTATCTGTCCTGTTAAGTAATAATTCATTAAAAGGGCGGACGCTGTGTTGATATGCGTAACATAGCATAGATTCCGCTCCGCAGTAAAGCGTTGGGTCACTAGTATCAGATTGAACCCGACCAACATCAATAATACTGACAAGATATTCCAACATACCTAACGGTTGTAGATACCCCCACCCCCCTACCCTAGTATCTTTGAAGACTTTACGGGGTCCGTATGGGACTCGGTTCTCGCAAACTCTCAATACCTCCTCAATTAATGTCTTGTGGATGTAAGCCCAAGATAGCCCTTGCGACATTCTCGCCTTTTATATCTCTATATTTATCAAAGATATTTGTTTTATTGGATTTATCATAAAAAATTTATCAAATTTTCTATTTATGAACTCGCAAATGCAGATGCTCATTAATCTACACGGTCCCATGGTATGTGCTCACCAGATATAGTTAGGATTAGAGAATTAGATTTTTTATGTCCCTGTATAAATTTGATTAACAATTAGAAGATCTTCTAACAGAAATAACAATTAACAATGGCTTTCATTCAGAAGATCTCATTTGATGCCCTGGAAGGACCCGACGACACAACGTGGGAGTGGCAGGAGGAGATAGGGGAAAAATGTCTAATAGAACAAGTCATGCGAGAACTTATAGATCGGGTCGTAGAATCTTCTGGGAGGATGCCCGTTGCAAGAGTCCTCTTCGCCGAGCATGAGGACGTTGAAGTTTCCGATATGGAACTGACTGATAATGAATCGGACATCACCTGGATAGATACGCGAAATGGTGATGTGAAAACTTGCGATGTGTGCTCTCAGAGCGAGTGGACTATCATGGAGAGAATTGTAAAAGGAGACGGAACTCCTGCTGATAATTTGAGGGAATATCAGGGGCGAGTTATCTGTGGTTGCTGTGAAGAAATGCTTGAGTCATCGTTCTCCGATTACAAGTGGTGTAATAACTGCTTCCTGTCTGAAAAAATGGCCAAGCGGTATGGTATTTCCATGATTCCTTTAGAATGTTTTCCAGAAGAACATGTTTGCGCCGTGTGCAATGACATTTATCCTGAAATAGCTAGCAGAGGAAATAATGATGAAGCACCGGGAGTCCCAGGTGAATGGGACTCCGTCCCAGGTGAATGGGAACAACTACTTGACGGTAGATGGGTCCTGAATGGTGAAATTTATGAAGATGAAGACTATGAAACATACAATGGTGAATATGAAAACGAAAATCCTCGTGAAAACAATACAGAACTAGCGGTAGAAATCAAGCATACAATATCGGAACTGGGGGAAGATCTGTTCGACATAAAGGAGAAATTGACGGAGGGGGAATATCTGAAAATGATGGACCTTCTACAGAAGATTACGAATGATGTGAATAGATTGTAGATTAGGGTAGATTTAGGTAGATTTATATTTATCAGTGAATCATTTTTGATTTACATAAAAAATTTTTTTTGTTCTTTTATATTTTATGTCTTTTTTTTGTCTTTTCTAAGAAACTATCTCCCAATCTTCATCTACCGAAAAACTACATTCTTCCTCAACCCCGACCATCTCGTATTCCTGTTCTATTATCAGATCCAAAACCTGATCCCTATCAATGACAATAAGTTCATCTCCTTGAATTTCCTTCCACGAATTCCAACTGTTGTATGAGATCAGGAGGATCGTGAAAAACACCAGGTAATAGATCGGATCAATCGACAGGAGGACCTTCACAAGTATTGCTAATAATGAGAGACCTCCACCCATCTTGATAGAGATGATCAAAATCCGCTCGGTCATCCTCTCCCGGAGGTCAACCAAGTAATCCTCAATTGGCTGGAAGATCCCCGTCCCATAGAGAGTTCGGAAAATCTCCACCAGGACAACGACGAAAGCGATCTGCTGGAATCGGCGGTAAATCATGATCCCTGGAGAGCTGGTGTGAGCTGGCGTGTGAGTTGGTGAGAGCTTTGTGTGAGCTTTGTGTGAGCTTTGTGTGAGCTTTGAGAGCTGTTTGTTATTTAATAATTCATACAGGGATCAAATTTTGAGGTCACTGACTCATTTCTCACGGTGACTATCCCTGGTGACTATCCCTGGTGACTATCCCTGGCGACTATCCCTGGTGACTTTTGTTCCAAGTCCAAAAATGAGTCACCGACCCAAAAATGAGTCACCGACCCAAAAATGAGTCACCGATCCCAAAATGAGTCAGTGACCTCAAAATTTGATTCACTCACGAATCATTTATTAACAAACAGCTCTCAAAGCTCACACCAGCTCACACCAGCTCTCACAGGCCCACACCAGCTCACACCAGCTCTCACAGGCCCTCGCCAGCTCACACATTTCAATTCGGGACCCTCTAAGGACCACAATGGACTGGGGGATGGTAAACCGCGAACCACTAAAAATGGCCTGTGGTATCATGGGGCGATCCGTGGAGATAATGGAGGTAGAGTCCATGCAAGGTCGGGCATGGGGAAACACGGGGCTCCCTGCTTCCACCAATCCACAATCCAATCCACAATCTAATCCACAATCTAATCCAATCCACAATCTAATCCCATCCACAATCCAATCCCAACAAAAAAAAATTTTTTTATGTGATCCTCAAATTCCAAAGTCTAAAAATGAGTCGGTCATCCTGAAATGAGTCAGTGAAATTAAAATTTGATTCTCACTTTAATCTTCATTTAACAAAACAATCACAAGTGATAACAATCACCAAGAATCACCAGAAATCACCAGGAATCACTAGGAATCACCAAGAATCACCAGGAAATGGCGCACACCCAATCCAAGAACCGCCTTTGCTCCTACTGCGAATGCACGGGTCACAACCGGGCCACCTGTGTATTCAGGCTATTTGCCACCTCCTTCAACGATCCTTCTAATCCCCCACTCCCCCCGGTCATTCGCATCTGTTCCTACTGCAATTGCAGTGGACATGATCTGCGAAACTGCCTTGCCCACCAGCAACTCTCCCAGTTCCACCCCGAAATCGAGGATGTATCCACCCCAGATAATCACAATATACCCCATGTGAAGGCATTCAAGACACAATCGGTAGGTGAATCACCCGATCTATCGAGTGTCTCCAAGAACCTCACTTTCAACACCCCATCACCTCCCCGACGTGCACCACGCCACCCCCAGCAAGTCAATATTGCTATCAAAAGCATCCAGATGATAGACCCAGATATTTACGACGAGCCCTGGGTCTGGTGCCCTCCAGTTTCTGGGGGGGGTCGCCCAATATTCAATCGTGCTCCCCTACCCAATCCCCCCAGCCATTTCCTTATCTTCACATAAATCAAAAATCCAAAAAATCAAAAAAATCAAAAAAATCCAAAATCCAAAAACAATCTAATCCACAATCCACAATCCAAATCCATCAAAATACAAATACAAAAGACAAAAAATTTTTTATGAATTTTACAAACCCAAAAAATGAGTCACTGACCCAAAAATGAGTCAGTGAAATAAATTTGATTTCCAGTTGATTCACTTATTAACAAACCAGCACTCAACAGCTACCAACAACTCTCACCAGCTCACCAGCTCACCAGCCCACCAGCTCACCAGCTCCCACCAGCAATGGCTTCCCCAATTGTCCAATGCTCCTTCTCGAAGGTCTCCATTCTCCACAACCAAAGGTGGTTTTCGGCCTACAAGATCCAGAAGGCCTTCAGAGAGTTCTCATCTCGCGCGCTACCAACCACACCATCCACCACCATGATGGTAAATCTCCGAGATGCCCGCGAGAACCGGTATCAACCGGCTAACATGCACGGGATCTTTGAAGAGAAGGTCCCTCCTCCCGCATACAACATGATTTGGGATTTAGTCAAAGTTGACCCCAATCGAACCAAGAAGGTTTCGTTCCATGAAGACTCTGAGAAGAAGGAATCTGGAGATTCCTTTCAGATTAAGACGGATTTACGAGACCGAGAAGAAAAGCCGATGTACATCTCCGTGAAAATCCTTGAAGCAACCATCAAGGATGATATCCTCACGCCCATCCTTTCCACCACATCTACCTCAACACTCAGAGAGGTTCAGGATATTTTATCCGAATCTTTTGAAGTGATCAAAGGGGGGGGGGAATACAGATTCTTAGACCCCCACTCAACCAAGATTGGTATCAGATGTAAGGGAGCCGTAAACGTTTCCCTAGCGAAAATTCGCGCCTACACTAGGACCACTTTCTACCAAAATCCAATCTTTACGCCATATTTCCCACCCACACGCACATATCTCGCCTCACCATACGAAAATCCCGAGGATTCTCTCGAGCGCGAATTCAGAGAACTTGAAGCAAAAATTAAGAGACTTCAAACAAATTTCGAAGCACAAAAAAAACCAAGGCTAGCGAGATCAGGACCAACAATGATATGTGGGGTCCCTGTCACTAATCACCGATAATCATCTTAAAGCCATAGTACAATTCACACACCCCCCCATAAGAGTTCCACCAGCCTTGCAAGATCGGGACCTACTATGATATGTGGTGTCCCGCGAACCCAGAAACTAGACTAGACCATTAATTATGTAAGACTAATAAATTTTTTATGTAAGTATAAAAATGAGTCACCGAATTTAAAAATGAGTCACTAGTCCTAAAAATGAGTCACTGAATTTAAAATTTGATTTACTCCTTGCAACCAAATATCAGCAAAAATTATTACCACCAGCTATTAACAAGATATCCCTGTTATCACCGGCTATCCCTGTTATCACCGGATATCCCTGTTATCACCGGCTACCCTGATCCTGGGAGTGTTAAGTGAGTTTCGATACCCAAGAATCAATGAGTACCTTCACCGCGTCCACCTCCACGGCCTCTTTTCCACCCGGTATCCTCCACACGATAGAGGTTGATGTTGGCGGCGATATATGGGAGATTACCCAGTTCCCAGATGCACCCTTTTGGGTTCGTCAGGATTACGCCATGCATCTGGTACCCGGTTACCAGTACATCACCACCGACCATCTCGCCGATCTCAAAGAACTCGTGGGAGGCGTGGAAGAAGAGCGTGTCCGGATCATCGACTCCAAGTTGGAGGCAGTCCAATACTGCTCCAAAATGGAGAAACTCTCCAAGAACTCTTGGGAGTTTAACAAGCTAGGTTTCCACTGCCAGGGCCCCGGTGGTTGCAACAACCATAATGGCCTACTCTGTGGAGGTCAGCGCTCTTGGAACTGGTGCCAATTTCGCCATGAATACACAATCAAGACATACGATTCTAGTGATATCGGTGTAATCGGTTGCCCCAGCGATTACATATACGACTACTACTGTGCGCCTCTCCATTACGATATAGAACTTGTTTTGGACTTGGCAGAAGAAGACTGGGAATACGAACGGTGGCTCAAAGAAGTTGATGAGCTAATCATGATCTTGAACCTCAACGCAGCACAATCTCGAGACCCGGAGGAACGCACGGGATCAAACGCCTTGACTCTCGGTGGGCGGATCTGGAAAGGTAAAACCGGATGGTGTGGTGAAGTTGTTGAGAGTATGGGTGATTCAGTTGACAATATGATGGATGGGTGGAAGAAACTTGGACGCTGCCCCACCGAAATCAAACATGTGCACCAGGGACAAATTGGTCATGTTTTACTCAAAGAAAGATACAAGATTCATGCCAAGATCCTTGAAAACAATTTCGCAGAAACACCCTACGGAATTGCCTGGATTCCGCCCAAGTTTCAGGAATTTATCCCTGAGGCAGGGAACTACTGTTTCTTGACCATCTCAAAAAATTCGGGCGATAAACTCACTAGACATAGAGCACAATTCACAGTCATATACAAACACACAGGTACATTCGCCGCATCAGATTGCGGACCATCATTTCGATAAATTACCACTAGTTAACTCACACACCCACACGAGGTATAATAAATTTTTTATGATATTTTGTACAAGTCCATTAATGAGTCACTGCATCAAAAATGAATCACTGCATCAAAAATAGATCACAGATCTTTCTAAATTTGAT